CCCCTGGTCCGGGCTGAGCACGTCATCGAGTGACGCTTGCCGGTCAGGGTTCGTCACCTCGGCTGGCAGCGTCACGCCCGTCGTTGTGCGGATCCCCACATCCGGCTTCGCCGGGTCGATGTTCGTCTCAGCGATCGCCTCGGCCTGCTGCCACGGCGTCGTGGTCGTCTCCGTCACGACGGACCCGCTCTCATCCTTAAGCTGAATCTGGTTCCGCAGCTCCAGCGAGTCTGACGAGATGTCGGAGCAGTACTGCTGCCGCTTGCCCTTGTAGCCCGGGTTCCAGCGGCAGAACCACTCGTCGTCGCCCGTCCACCCGACCACCTCCCCGAACACGCCCGTAGCCGCGCCTCCTAGCATCCACCCCACCGCTGCCGCCGATGGGATCGACAGCCCTCCGGCCGGCGGGGCACGTCCGACCGGGGCCTTCGGTGTGTCGATCACCGCAGGTACCTTGCCCGTGCCGTCCGGCACGTAGATATAGCGCCCCGTCGGGCTCTCCGTCAGCGTGATCACCTGTCCGCTACTCCGCTTGGGGGTCGTCCGCGTCAGCTCTGGGGGCACGTCGTCCACCATCCGCGGCCCGCCGGCCTGCGTCTTCCACACGTTCGACGTCCGATGGGTCACCAGGTTCACCGTGCGCTTGACCCGGCAGGTTCCCACCCAGCCGTCGACCGGCTTCGTCGCCGGGTCCGGTAACAAAAACTCAGCCGACCCCCCTGGCGTTACCGTCTCCCCCGCCGCCCACGGTGTCTCAACCGTCACCGCGTCGGTTGCCCCCAGCTGAGGGTTGCCGATCTTCGCTCGCAGCCGCACGCGCGTGACAGGCGAGCCGAGATACTCCGTGCTGCAGTCAATCTCGGGAGTCTGGATGCCCGCGCCTTGGAACGTCGATCCTTGCGGCGGGCACCCGGGAGCGTGTGGCACCACCACCTTGCCGCCGATGTAGTCCAGCCAAACCTGCCAGCCGGAGCCCGCTTGCACGTTCAGCGGTTCCACTTCTAGCTGATGGTTGCCGGCTGGCACCGCCGGAAACGTCGCGAGCTTGTATTGATACTGCGCGCTTGGCACCGACGTCGTGTAGTCGAGCGTCACCCACGGGCCGCCGTCCACCCTTCCTCTCGCCCGTGGGGCGCCGTTGTTGTCCCTGTAGCCGTGGATCGTCAGGTCGCCCAGCTCCGACGTCTTCGTCGTGAAGATGATGTTCCTCGCCTTCGCGGCCTCCACGCTTGACATCACCGGGCTAATCGGGAGCCTCAACCCCGAAGACACTCCGCCGCATTCGGTCCTGTAGCTGAAGTTGCCGTGGTTGACGTAGTGCCACACCTCGTTCGGCGTCCGGGCGACGCCCGGGTCCTCGACCTCTAGCCGCCCGGACAAGTCGTACGCGGCCGCCGGCCGTGCGACCGTCAGCGTCGCGATGATGCCGAAGACGATCGCCACCAGGCCTAGGCGCTTCACAGCTGCACCCACTTCTCAGCTTGCTCCTCGACGTAGGCCTCGCCCATCGGCCCGAGCCCAGCCGGCGGGTCCGCCTCGACGTCGTTGGGGCCGAGCGGTGCGTCGCGGTAGAGGCTCGTCGGGAGCAACATCGAGCCGAGCATCCCGAGCACCGTGACCCTCGGTAGGACCCAGCGGCTTGGCGGCTTGATCCTCATACGTGCACCTTCGTGCCGGTCCGTGTGTCCTTCGTGCACCGGCAGGAGATCCTCGGCAGCCGGCCGCCGCAGTCCCGGCACTGCACGTTGTCGAGCAGCGCGACGCCCTCCTTAGTGTCGTAGACCTTCTGCGCGTGCCGGAGCTTCGACGGCTTCCAGAGGTACTTCGTCGCCATCGGCTCGAGCGCCTCGAGCCGGCCGGTCTCGTCGGCCTCATTGTAGGCGAACGCGTCGAAGGCCTCGAACCGGAACACCCGCTGCTCCGGCCAGGCCGTGTCCGCCTGCTTCTTCGCGGTCAGCCCAGGCCAGACCGGCGAGCACTCGATCACGCGCATGGTCGCCTCGCGTGCGATCAGGTCGCACCGCGCCCAAGCAACTGCCTGCCATGTGAACCACACATCCGGCTTGCGGAACTGGTGGAGCATCCGTTGTAGCTCGACCGGCATGTCGGCCGAGCCCCTCGAGGGCAGCACGCTCGTGATCTCGTCCAGGACCAGGGTGCACGGCCGGTTCTCGGTCACCGACAGCTCTGCGTCGGGGCACGGGCGCTCGCGCAAGTCATGTGCGTGCATGAGTGTCTGGTTGCGCACGTCCTCGTCCTTGATCGACATGAGCCGGCCGAGCCGCCGGCATGGCCAGCACTGCACCCCGAGCCGGGTGATCTCCGCCCATGACTTGAGCGGTCGGTACAGATCACCGGGAAACCCACAGCGCTCGGGGAACAACCGATAGTTGGCCACCACCGGCCGACCCTTGAGCCATGACGGCAGGATCACCGTGTGCGCGGTGCCGATCCCCTTGCCGCCGCCGTTACGGCCCAGCACCGCGTTGATCACCGGAGCAGCCCATTGCCGTAGGCCAGCCGTACCGCGCCCAGCGCGAGGAACCCGAGCGTGATCATCATGCGCGCGGACATTGCGCCGATCTCTGCGGGGTGCCGCTTAAGCGCCTCGAACACTCGCCGGCCCCGACACTCACGGGTGTGGGCCTGCGGGCCCGCCTGGTGGCCGTCTGCGCAGATCACGCAGTCGCACCCACAGCAGCCCCAGTCGTTCTCGCCAGGTCGTTCGCTCTCCGTCATCGCCGCGTGCGCCCCATCCGTCGAGCCGGATCGCGGTAGACGACCGGCTCCATGTGCATAGGCGTGTGCTTGCTCCCGATCCGCCGGCGACTTTTGCGGACGCGCCACACGACGACGAGCGCTATCGCGATGCCTGCGATGAGGAGGACTGTCATAGGTCCCCGCCAGGTATCGAGCCTGGCGAGCAGCACGCAGGTGCAAGGGACACCGCGTCTGCTTCGGGGAGCACCAGCTAGAAGCTGGGGGCTTTGCCTCGCTTAACCGACCCGACCACCTTCCGGATGGCGAGCAGCGTGAGCGCGGCGATGATGACGACCGGCGCGAACGACTTGATCAGATCAAGGACCTTCGGCCAGCCGGAATCGAACACCGTCTTGCCCTCCTGGTAGGGCGTCGGTGCGGCCGCGAAGGCGACCGCCGTGAAGCCGTATAGCCCCACTCCGACCGCGCCCACGCCCGCTACGAGCTTCACGATGTTGTTCTTCATGTATCACCTCCTCCGCCGGCTAGCTGCCATCTGGACTTTTGCGCCGGGCTAGAAGCTCGGGGCCTTGCCGCGCTTGACCGAGCCCACCACCTTGCGGATGGCCAGCAGTGTCAGCGAAGCGACGATGACGATCGGCGCGAAGTTCTTGATCAGCTCAAGAACCTTGGGCCATCCGCCATCGAATACTGCCTTGCCCTCCTCGTAAGGGGTAGGCGTGACCGCTGCGGCTGCGATGGCCGTGTAGCCGTAGACGGCCGTCACGAACATTCCAACCGCCGCCACGGCCTTCAGGTGCATGTTCTGCATGTTTTACACCCCCCCTCGACGTGAGTAGCCGGTGTCGTGGAACACTCGGATGAGCGTCGCGACGAACCAGCGCAGGAGAAGTCCGCCCACGAAGCCGCCGATGACGGCGTGGGCCAGGAGGTCAGTCGAAGGGTTCACAGCCGGCCCCTGAGTGCCTTCCAGACGACCAGGAACGTGAGCCATGCGAGGAAAACCGGTACCAGCGCCTCGAGGACGGAGACTGTCCACCCGTTCACGATTCCGAGTCCCGGTAGAGCGATGCGAACACCGTTCCGCCGACGATGATGCCTAGTGCCGTGCCAAGCACGACGCCGGACACCTGGACGTCGGTGGACGTCATGACGTAGCCGGGGGGCGCTGGATGGGTCGTCGTGGTGGACGGAAGGGTCGTGGTGGTTGTCGGGACCAGCGTGGTCATTGTGGTCGGGGCCACCGTCGTGATCGGGGCCACCGTCGTGGTTGTCTCAACGGGAGCCGCGCTTGCCGGCCCAGCCGCCCAAGTCGTCAGCAGGCCGGCCGCTAGCGCGACCGCTCCGCCTGCCAGGAGAGCGCCAAGCCATGCGCCCACCGTCCTGCCTGCCCCGTGCCTTGCCTGCCTACTTGCCTGCTGTAGCCGGCGCGAGCGCTCGAGCGCTCTGCATACGCAGCGTCAGCTTGTTGTTCTGCGCTCGCAGCTCTGCCACCACCTCGATGGTGGCCCCCTGTCCGAGCTTCCGCAGTGACTCGAACGTACCCTCTTGGCCTCCGAACGCTCTGATCTCAATCGGGGCCTGGTCGAACGCCTGGCTCAGCCAAACGCTGCGTCGGACGCCGCCCTGGACGTCCTTGCCGTCCCCGTCCTTGAAACCGTCATACGTCCGGGCCTCGCATCCTACGAGGTTGCCCCTGAACGTTTGCGTCAGATCGGCCATTTGGCACTCTCTCTCCCCCCAGCGTCATCCGGGGCTACGGAGGGCCCCCCGTCATGGGGACCACTGCCGCGGCAGGGTACACGCGCCGCGCGACAGGCGTCAAGCACTTCTTTCCCCAGGGAGAGAGGAGGGCCGGATGACGCCGACCCCCCCAGCGCTGGCAGCTGCACAGCGACTCTCCCACGGAGGTACGAATCAGCCGTACCCCTTGGCCTAAGGCCCTCAAACATCCTAGCCGGTTTACCCCCTCTGACCTGCGGTGGACTGTCGATTTCCACTACTACCAAGAGGGACAG